GAAGACGTGCTTATGGCATTACATTTTTATGGTATGCCAATACTTGCAGAAAATAATAAACCAAGATTATTATATTATTTAAAACGAAGAGGCTATAGAAGTTTTTCAATTAATAGACCTGATAAAGTTTATAATAATCTTTCAGTTGCAGAAAAAGAAATAGGTGGGATACCAAACTCATCTGAAGATATTAAGCAAGCGCATGCCGCAGCTATAGAATCTTATATAGAAAATTACGTAGGATTAAAAGAAACAGAATACGGTCAAATGTATTTTCAACGTACACTAGAAGACTGGGCTAAGTTTAACATAAATAACAGAACAAAGTTTGATGCTACAATAAGTTCTGGCTTAGCTATAATGGCTTGCAATAAAAATAAATATTCACCAGTAGCAGAAATTAAAAGAGAACCAGTGAATATAAGTTTTAAAAAATATGATAACACAGGTTATACTTCAAAAATAATAAAATAGATGGTTTATACTAATGTTAATAGTTCTTTTCCAAGTCAGGTAGTACCAGACGCAGAGAAAAATACTTATGATTATGGTTATCAAGTAGGTAGAGCTATTGAAAACGAATGGTTTAGAGGTGACAAAGGTTTAGGTGCTGGTGGTCGCTTTGGTAATAACTGGCAAGACTTTCACAGACTTAGACTTTATGCTAGAGGCGAACAGTCTGTAGCTAAGTATAAAGATGAATTATCTATTAACGGTGATTTATCTTATTTAAACTTAGATTGGAAACCAGTGGCTGTATTGTCTAAGTTTGTAGATATTGTTGTAAACGGTATGACAGATAAAGGTTATGAAATAAAATCTTTCGCAACTGATCCATATTCTATAAATAAAAGAACTAAACACGCGGCTGCGATAGCCCGCGATATGAACGCAAAACCTTTGCTAGAATCTATTCAGCAAAACTTAGGAGCAAATCTTTTTAATGTTTCTAAACCGGAAGATTTACCGCAAAGTAGGGAAGAACTAGATCTTTACATGCAATTAAACTACAAGCAGAGTATAGAGATAGCAGAAGAAGAGTTGATTGAAAACGTGTTTAATTACAACATGTATAAAGAGACTAAGAAAAGGTTAGCGTATGATCTTGTTGTTTTAGGAATATCCGCTGTTAAAACAGATTTTAATTTAGCTAATGGAGTTACGATTGATTACGTTGATCCAGCAAACTTAGTTTATTCATATACAGAAGATCCTAATTTTGAAGATATTTATTATGTAGGCGAAATGAAGTCTATGAGCTTGCAAGAGGTTAAAAAATTATTTCCTCATTTAACGCAAGAAGATTTAAAAGAAATTGAAAAATATCCCGGTGACGCTAATTATACGCGAAACTATTATGGTCAAGACGATCAATATAACCAAGTGCAAGTTTTATTTTTTGAATACAAAACTTATAACAATCAAGTATTTAAAATAAAAGAAACAGATCAAGGCCTTGAAAAAGCTTTAGAGAAAGACGACTCTTTTAATCCTCCTGAAGATGCTGAAAGTTATAATAAAGTACATAGAGCAATAGAGGTTTTATATAGTGGCGCTAAAATTTTAGGTTACGAAAAAATGCTTAAGTGGGAACTTGCCGAAAACATGACACGCCCATACAGTGATCAAACAAAAGTAAAAATGAATTATTCTATATCAGCGCCACGTATGTATAAAGGCCGTATAGAAAGTGTCGTAAGTAAATGTATTGGATTTGCTGATATGATTCAACTTACACATTTAAAAATACAACAGGTCTTAGCACGTATGGTGCCTGATGGTGTGTTTGTTGATGTTGATGGTTTAGCTGAGGTTGATCTTGGTAATGGTACAAGCTATAATCCGCAAGAAGCATTAAACATGTATTTCCAAACGGGTAGTATTGTAGGTAGAAGTTTAACTCAAGATGGTGATCCTAACAGAGGTAGAGTACCAATTCAAGAACTCCAGACATCTTCAGGTATAGGCAAAATACAAGCGTTAACACAAACGTATCAATATTATTTACAAATGATCCGTGACGTAACTGGATTAAACGAAGCTAGAGATGGAAGTCAGCCTAATAAAGATTCTTTAGTTGGTTTACAAAAACTTGCTGCGGCAGCATCTAATACAGCTACAAAACATATATTACAGTCTCTTATGTATTTAACTGTAAGAACAGCTGAGAATATTAGTTTACGCGCAGCGGATATGTTAAACTTTCCTTTAACAAAACAAGCTTTGTTAAGTTCTATAAATCAATTTAATATATCAACTTTAAAAGAAATAGAAAATTTAAACCTGCACGAGTTTGGTATTTTCTTAGAGCTTGAACCAGAAGAAGAAGATAAACAAGCTTTAGAAAGAAATATACAAATAGCCTTGCAGGCTGGTCAAATAGGTTTAGAAGACGCTATTGATATTAGAGAAATAAATAATACTAAACTTGCTAATCAATTTTTAAAACAACGTCAAAGAATTAGAGAGCAAAAACAACAGCAAGCAGCACAAGCAAATATACAAGCTCAAGCTCAAGCTAACGCTGAGTCAACTGAAAAAGCTGCTTTTGCCGAAGTTCAAAAACAACAAGCGCTTACAGAAAGTAAATTACAATTAGAACAAGGTAAATCTCAATTTGAAATTCAAAAATTATATACTGAAGCTCAGATTAAAAAAGAACTAATGGCGCAAGAGTTTCAATACAATTTACAATTAGCTCAAGCAAGAGCTCAAGTTGAAAAACAAAAAGAACAAGATATAGAAGATCGTAAAGACGAACGCGCTAGAATTATAGGTACACAACAATCGCAAATGATAGCACAGCGTCAAAACGATGAACTACCTAAGAATTTTGAGTCATCAGGATTTGACTCGCTAGGAGGATTTGGGCTAGAGCAGTTTGAACCTCGTTAAAATAAAATCCTTTAATTTTATATTATTATATTATGTCAGAACAAGTAAAACAAGAAGGAGAGTTTAAAATGAAAACTCCTACTAAACCTAAAAATTTAGGTAAAACAAATGAGGTAACTAAAATAGAAATACCTAATACTACTAAAGAAGCTCAAGGTGAAGTGATACCTGAGGTTACAAAAGTAGAAATAAAAAAAGAAGAAAGCGATGCCGTTCAAACACAAGAGACAAATGATAGCAATGCTATTATCGAAGAACCCAAAGACGGTAGCGACAGCGAAGGAGTGGTTGAAGAAGTACGGACCACCGAAGAAACAGTAGAGTCTCCTTTAACTGTAATTGAAGAAACAGAAGAGGAAGCTAAACAAGTTGTACAAGAGCAATCACAACAAACTGTTGTAGAGCAAAAACAACTACCAGAAAATATTGAAAAACTTGTTTCTTTTATGGAAGAAACTGGTGGAACTGTAGAAGACTATGTTAGGCTTAATGCAGATTATACCAACGTTGATGATAAAACTTTAATTAGGGAATATTATAAACAAACTAAACCACACTTAGATTCTGAAGATGTAAGTCTTTTATTAGAAGACTTTGATTACGATGAAGATATAGACGAACCAAAAGATATACGCAAAAAGAAAATTGCGTTCAAAGAGGAGGCTGCAAAAGCTAAAGACTTTCTTGAAAGCTTAAAAGGTAAATACTACGACGAGATCAAGTTGAGACCGGGCGTAACCCAAGAGCAACAAAAAGCATTAGACTTTTTCAACCGATACAATGAAGAACAACAGGCAAATTTAGCAAAGCACGATTTTTTTAAACAAAAAACTAAAGAATTACTAAATGATAGTTTCGAAGGTTTCGATTTTAATGTTAGTAATAAAAAATTTAGATATGGCATTAAAAACCCATCACAGATAGCAGAGCAACAATCTGATATTTCAAATTTTATTAAGACGTTCTTAAATGATAAAGGAGAAATACAAGATGCTAAAGGTTATCACAAAGCTTTATTTGCTGCTAGAAACGCTGATACCATTGCCCAACACTTTTATGAACAAGGAAAAGCTGATGCTGTTAAAGACGTAATGGCTAAATCGAAAAACATTTCGACAGAACCTCGTCAAACAGCTTCTGGCGAAGTATTTGTAAATGGATTAAAAGTTAAAGCAATTAGCGGAGTTGATTCTTCAAAATTGAAAATCAAAAAAGTAACAATAAAAAACTAAAATAAAAAATTATGGCTTTAAGTCCTTTATTTGGGAGTATTGTCCCATCTCAACAACAACAATTGCTAGCCACTAACTTCCTTTCTTTTAATGGAGGTGCTGGCGCTGGCGATTCTGATACATTTGCACAACAGTATCTACCTGAAATTTATGAGCAAGAAGTAGAGCGCTACGGAAATCGTACGCTTTCTGGATTCTTGCGTATGGTAGGAGCTGAAATGCCTATGACTTCTGATCAGGTTATCTGGTCTGAACAAAACCGTTTACACATTTCTTATGAAGGTTGTACCAACGATCAAGTTAATACAATTACTATTCCTGTAGCTGCAGACATTAAAAACGTTGTATCTCCACAAGCTACAATTGTAGCTCTTGACGGTGCTGGTAACGAGCTTAAGGCTGTTGTAACCGCTTCTAACCTTACTACTGGTGCACTTACTGTAGCTCCTTACGATGCTACTACAACTGCATCACTTGCTACTACTGGAGTTAAAATCTTTGTATTTGGTTCTGAGTATGCAAAAGGTTCTTCTACGCCTAACAATACTTCAGCTACTGCTGCTGATGGCTATGTAAGTGTAGACCCTGCATTCACTCAATTCTCTAACTCACCAATTATTATCCGTAACAAATATGTTGTTTCTGGTTCTGACACTGCTCAGATTGGTTGGGTAGAAGTTGCGACTGAAGATGGAACTGGAGGATACCTTTGGTATTTGAAAGCTGAGTCTGAAACTCGTCTACGTTTCGAAGATTATCTTGAAATGAGCGTGGTTGAAGGTGAAAAAGCTGATACTACTTTAGGTGCTGGTTCTGCTGCTGCTGCTG